GCGCCGCCACCGCCGCCGCCGACGCCACTCCCCTGCGCACCACCGCCGCCGCCGAAGGCCGACAGGTGCGATCCGAAGGACGATGTGCCGCCCACGCCGCCCGTGGCGCCTGCGGCACCGCCGCCGCCGACCGTGACTGTCTCGGTCGCGCCGAGATCGGCGAGCCGCATGAACCGCTGGTTGTACGCCCCGCCGCCGCCGCCCGCGTGGTTGTTGGCCCCCCCGCCGCCGGCGCCCCAGCATTCGATCAGCACAAGCGTGTCTGCCGCATAGCCCGTAGGCTTCGTCCAGGTACCAGACGCCGTGAACACCTGCCGGTTCGGCAGGGACTTGTCCGCGAGCTTTGCCGCAGTCACCGCGGCATCCGCCAGCTTCCCCGTCGTCACCGACGCATCGGCGAGCTTCGCGGTCGTGATCGTCGCGTTCGGGATCTTCGCCGCCGTCACTGCGCTGTCGGCGATCTTTGTCTCCGTCACCGCGCCGGTGGCGAGCTTGTCCTCCGTGACGGCGCCGGTGGCGATCTTGGCCGCCGTCACCGCGCCGGAGCCGATCTTCGCCTCCGTCACCGCGCTCGTGCCGATTTTCGCCTCGGTCACTGCGCCGGTGGCGATGTCGGCCGCCGCCACATCAGCCTTGGTCGCCATCGCGCCGAGCCCGAGTGCCGTCCGCACCGCCGTCACCGTCCCGGTGGACCCGAGCGTGTCGCGCAGGAAGTCGAGCAGATCGTTGAGCTTCGTCTTGAACCCGCCCTGCGTGACGCCAGAGCCGGTCATGTCGTTGTTCGTCGGCAGGTTCGCCATGGTCTGTCCTCTCAGTAGCCGTGGATGGTGGCGTCGATCGTCGCGGCGATGCCCGCGCCCGCGGCGTCAAACGCCTGCAGCAGCGGGCCAAGCGCCTTGTCCTTGTCGATCACCTTGAGCGTGCGCGCGCCGGTGCCGCCCTGCAGCGTGGCGACGACAGCGGCGATTTGCGTGTAGCTGCGGACGATCGGCAGCCGGGTGCCGCCGGCGGCGAGCGCCACATCTGCCAGCAGCTCTGTCACTGGCTCTGCGTCCAGCCGCGCCACCAGGGCGGTCACGCGCGGCCGCGTTGGCCCGCCATCGATCTCGACGCGGATCGCCGCCGGCAGCGCGGATGCGGGGATCGGGGCTGCCAGCGGCAGCCAGTCCGCGGTCGCATCGGCGGGCCACATCAGCGCAGCGTCGGCTGTCCACATGGCTGCGGCATCGGTCGTCCACATCTTGGCGATCGGCCGCCACAGCACGCGCGCGCCCGCCCCATCCGCCCGTAGATCGACCAGCACGCGTCCCGATCCCGGCGGCGTCAGGAAGTCCAGATCCTCCTCATAGGCCAGCGCCGGCCAGATCACGCTCGCCCACATCAGCGCGGTGTCGGACGTCCACATCAGCGCGGCCTCATCGCCCCACATCGGCAGCGCCGAGGATGTCTGCGACACCAGATCCCCCGCGTCCAGCACTGCGCCGAAGCGGCTGCCGCCGAAGGCGTCGGCGTGCATGTCCTGCTCCGCCACGCCGAACCGCGCCGGCGCATCACCGAGGTCGGTGTAGATCGCAGCCGGCGCCAGGCTCTCGCGGCCACCGTCGTCCACTGCCTTGATCGCGATGGTGACGGGCCCGGCCGGCAGGTCGTCGAGGACGAAGGGGCTCGACGTGAGCAGCCCGCCATGCGCGGGCGTCATGCGGCCCCAGTCCGCCACGCTGCCGCGCCACCACCGGATGCGGTAGCCGGCCAGGTCCAGGTCCGAGACATGCGACCAATCCAGCCGCCGGCCGCTGATCGTGAACGTCGTGACGTCGCTCGGCGGGGCCGTCTTGCCGGCGACCACATGCGACACGGCCGCCGACCACTCACCAGCCAGCCCGGCCGCCGTGACGGCACGCGCGGCGACCTCGTAGGTGTCGCCCTCGGTCAGCGGCGTCGTGAACAGCAGGGCCTCGCCAGCGCGGTCCGCCTGCGCCGCGCCTTGCTGCCAGGGCTCTCCGGCTGCGGCGCGCCGCCAGCGCAGCTGCGCGCCGCCATCGGCCCGCACCGTGGCGCCGATCCGCGCCAGCACCGTGCCGTCCCCGCCGCGGAGCAGCGCGCGCGAATCACTGAACAGCTCGGTGATCGTGGGCGCCGGCGGCGGGGTGGTCGGCGGCGGGGGCAGCAGCGTGGCCTGCGGATCCCAGGGCGGGATCGGCGCAGTCTCCGCCTGGTGCACTGCCGGCGCGGCGTCCACCAGCACCAGCGTGGCGGACATGTCAGGCCCCGGGCGTATCTCCCTGACCAGCAGCTCGACGCTCTCGCGCCCCGCCTCGCCCACCAGCGCCAGGTCGCCAGGTGTTACCGCGGGCGTGAACGGCGTGACCTGGTCGGTGGCGAGGGTGACGTGCTCGCCCTGCGGGAAGCCGACCCGCAGCGTGACATCGACCGGTATCCCGGCGGGAAACGTAAGCTGCACGTTCCCCCGCCAGTTGTCCGCGCCCGCGGTCGGAAACTGCGTGTTGATGTGTGTCTGCTGCTGGCGCAGCGGCGCCTCGGTCGGTGCGATGGCCACGTCGCCAATCACACCGACGAAGGTGCTGCCGATGCGCGTATTGATCTGCGCGCGCGTCGTGATGCCCGCCAGGCTGCCTGCGATCCGCCGGACAAAAATGCCGGCGGCGATGCGCTGGCCAGCCGTGGCAGAAACCGCCGGGGTGTTGATGCCGCGCGTCCCGCCGGCGGTCCAGGTCCCCGCGAAGCGCACATCGAAGGCCACGATGCCGTCCTCGATGATGGGCCCGGACAGAGTCCGCACCAGGCCACCAATGCCGGAGTCGACGCTCCAGCCATCCGGAGGCGTACCAGGGGATCCGGCGACCAGCCCTGCCATGTCTTGGTTGGACATGAGGTTCCGCGCCGCCGCAGCCGTCCGGTCGCCGGCGATCGCCGGCACCAGGAATGCCGTCCGCTCCCCCGGCGGCGCCGAAGCCGGCGTCACGATGCTCTGCCCGGCCGCCGCCCGGATCCGGAGCGCAAGCCCGGCATTGGCGGGCACGCCGACGGCCTCGTCCAGAGTCACGCCAACGATCACGCCCGCGCCGTCGCTCTCGGTCGCCACGATCCGGCCAGCGGAGACGCCGAAGGCCGGCACGTCATGCGTCACGCGCACCAGATCCCCGCGCGTGACCAGCAGGTGCTCGATGTCGGCCGTCAGCTCGTAGGTATCCGGCCGGAGCTGCGCGACGGCCATGGCGTAGCGCGTCTCTCGCCATGCCTGGTCGCGGTTCGTGACGCCGAAGAACTCGATGTTCTCGATCCGCGTGGCGTTCGCCTCGTTGTAGCCGTCGGCGTAGACCATCACCTCCTGCTGGCTCCACTCGCGCTCGGGCTCGATATAGCGGGCAGCGATGGCGTGCGGCGCGCGGCGGAACACCCGGCGGCCAGTGAAGCCGCGGCTGTTGCGCGGCGTGAAGTGCTGGATCGGCACGGTCTGCGGCCGATCCCGGACGATGCTGAACTTTCCCTCCCGCATGCCGAAGGCGCCACGGCCTGCGGCGGCGATGTCGCGCAGCGCCTCGAACACCGTCGTCTGGCTGTCGAACACGCCGTTGAACTCGCGCCTCGGCCCGGTGCCGGACGCAGGGGCGGCGGCGCATTCGGCTGCCCAGTCCACGAATTCCGCGAGGTCGATCCTGGCATCCGCGATCGGGCGGCGGTTGGCCGCCCCGCGCAGTACGTCCAGGTAGGCCCAGGCGGGGCTGCGCGTCACCTGCTCGACCCACGCGGTGCCGGTCCAGACAGGCAGCACGGCCTCGGCCACGGCGTTGACCTGGTCCAGCGTCCCGCTCAGCTGGTCGGACGCCTTGATCCGCAGCGCCAGCAGGCAGCGGCCGGTGGCTCGGACCGGCGGGGCGCCCTGAACGGACCGCACGGCCGTCAGGAAGGTGTCGTCGCGAATCGCGGTGTCTTGTGTGTCGGCCGTGAGGCGCGTCACGCGGATCTCGCGGCGGCCGGGCAGGTCGAACAGGATCCGCTCGCCACGCGTCAGACGCTGCTCGCTCGCCGCCGTGAAGTCCCGCTCGGCGTGCAGTGTCCAGGTGGATGTCCCGGCCGGGCGGTGCTCGATCCGGATCCGCACGGTGCGCTCCAGCCGCTGGCTGCCCTCCCCGAAGCGGACCAGGCCGAGGAATGTCAGGTCGATCAGCGCTTCCCGCGCGTCGTCCCGCGTCTCGACCACCTGCGGCGCATTGGCGCGCAGCCGCATCGCGTAGCCGTCCTCGCGCACGGTGCGCGGGTAGAGCGTGATCGGCGGATCGCTAAGCCTGCCTTCGCGCAGCTCCATCTCGACACCGTCGAACTGCTCGATCGGCACGGTCCCGATGCGGATCTGGCTGATCTGCAGCGGGCCTTGGCCGAAGTCGAACAGCGCGCGGAGGTATTGGTCCTCTCCCTCGGCCTCGCTGATGGTGCGCGCCGCCAACAGCGGGAACACCCGCATTCGGCCGTAGACGCGCGGGACCGGGCCAAAGGGGTTCGCCTGGTTCGCCGTGCTGGTCAGCGTGAGCGAGAGCCGCGACGCGGACAGCGCCGAGAGGTTCGGCTTCGGCGGCGGGATCAGCGCGTTCAGCGCCAGCATCCCGACGGTGGTGAGCACCGTTCCGGCGAGGGACGTTGCCGTCGCCGTGCCGATCGCGCCGCCGGCCACGCCTGAGATAGCCGACCCCAGCGGCACCGCCAGCACGCTGGCCGCGACCACGACGGCGATCGCGAGCACCAGCCGCAGCACGTTCTTGCCGCCGCCCCCCTGGCCGCCGCCGCGCGGCACCACCCGCACCAGCACCAGCACGCCCGCCCGCGGCCGTACGCGGGGCCAGAGCCGCTCGGGCACCTCCGATTCCTGGCCGTCCGCGGACACGAGCCACACGCGCGCAAAGCCGCGCAGCACGGGATCGGGGATTGCCGAGGCGACGATGACGTCGAGCGTCTGGCCCTCCGCCGCCTGCAGATCCACCCGGCGGGTCGAAAACGGCCCTGGTAGAGCCGCGACTGGCACCAGCCCGCGCGTCATAGCGCGTCGCCGCCCGTCAGCATGCTCGGGTGGCGCCAGATGCTGTCCACGCGCCGCCCCCACCTGAGCCCGTCCAGCCGGTCGCAGGCGGCGCCGATTCCTGCCTCCGCGTGCAGGAACCACGGGAAGCCGCAGATCACCCCGACATGCGCGGCGCGGCCGGACACCCGCAGCAGCGCCACATCCCCATCCAGCAGGAACGGCCCGGATACCCGGCGCCAGGTCTCGCGGTGTGCGGCGATCGCGCACGCGATCATGTCCACCTGGTCCGTCGCCTGATACAGCTCGGTGTGGTCGGGCAGATGGATCCGGAAGCGGCGGCGGAACACCAGGTGCACGAGGCCCCAGCAATCCACCCCGTCATCCATTCGGCCGTGGTCGCGGAACGGGATGCCGACGAAGTCCGCGACCCAGCCAGGCGGACGCGCCAGCATCAGAACAGCCCCGGGTAATCGGCGGGCGTGTAGGCGTTGGCCGGGAACGGCGCGTTCAGCACGTCCTCGAACACGAGCTCCGCCTCGACCGTCAGCGCATCATACCCCGCATCCGCGAGCGTCAGCTCGAACGGCCCGGCCTCCACGACGTCTGGGGCGCCGCGGCGCACGACCTCGAGCGTGACGGTCGGCGGCTCGGTCAGCGCGCGCAGCGCCACCACGATCTGGCGATCGACGTTGTCGATCCTGAGCGTCACGCGCTGGATGCTGTCCGCATCATCCCCGGGGAGATCCACCTCGAAGGGGAAGGCCAGGAACTCCTGGCCCCGGCTGGTCAGCGGCACCAGGTCATTGACGACGCGGATCGGCGGCGACAGGCCGGGTGCTGCGATGGTCAGCAGCATGACCCAGACCTCGGCCGTCTCGGCTGACGTCAGGGATCGGACCGATGCGATGGCGAGAGGGCGCGGCATCAGGGCAGGATCTCGATCTGCAGGGTGGCGCGGAACAGCGGGCCGGAGACGTGGCGAAAGGCCGGCGGCTCGGTGAAGCGCATCGTCGCGGCGGTGCCGAGCCGCGGGTGCTGCCACGCGAAGGCCAGCGCGCCACCGCCGAGCGTCGTGCGCCAGAAGGCCTCCAGCGTCACCGTCTCCGCCTGCGTCAGCAGCAG